TCGCAACAAAGCGATGCACATAAAAAAGTTTCCAGAGATGAAAGAAGAGATAGAGGCAGCGTATGAATACGTATATGATAAAAAAGTTTTGCCTTCTATGCGCTCTATGCAGTTTGGCGGTAAGCCCATTGAAGTTGCCCCTAATCGTATTTTTAATTGTGCCTATTTGCCTATCGATGATTGGCGTTCGTTTCATGAAATTATGTTTTTACTTCTTGGCGGCACTGGTGTTGGCTATAGCGTACAATTTCATCACGTAAACAAACTACCGGAGATTGTAAAACCTTCCACTAAGCGCACACGTCGTCATCTTGTTGGTGATAGCATAGAAGGCTGGGCAGACGCAGTAAAAGTTTTAATGAAGTCGTACTTCGTTGGCGGTTCAAAGGTGCGTTTTGATTACAGTGACATTAGACCAAAAGGCGCAAGACTTGTAACTTCAGGTGGCAGAGCACCCGGTCCACAGCCACTTCGTGAATGCTTGGTGAAGCTAGAGGGTATCTTGTGCAACAAAGAAACAGGCGATAAACTTACTCCTATTGAAGTTCATGACATGGTGTGTTATGTAGCAGATGCTGTTTTAGCTGGCGGCATTAGACGAGCGGCACTAATATCTTTATTTTCCGCAGGCGATGATGAAATGATCTCCGCAAAGAGCGGTCATTGGTGGGAAAAGAACCCACAAAGAGGTCGCGCAAACAATTCTGTTGTCCTTATGCGCCACTTGGTCACGGAAGATTTTTTTAAAGACTTGTGGTTTCGTGTAAAAGCGTCAGGGGCAGGCGAACCAGGATTTTATTTCTCAAATGATAAGGACTGGGGTACTAATCCTTGCTGCGAGATCGCTCTTCGTCCCTATCAGTTCTGTAATCTAACAGAAATCAACGCTTCTGATGTAGATAGTCAAGAGGAAATTAATGCGCGATCTCGCGCAGCTTCTTTTATTGGAACGCTACAGGCTTCTTACACCGACTTCCATTATTTGCGAGACGTTTGGCGTAGATCTACAGAAAAAGATGCTCTTGTTGGTGTATCAATGACTGGTATCGCCTCTGGCAATGTTTTAAAACTGGATATGAAAGAAGCAGCGAAAGAGGTTAGAAAAGAAAACAAAAGAGTTGCTGACCTTGTGGGTATCAAGCCCGCAGCACGCACAACTTGCGTAAAGCCAGCAGGGACAACAAGCTTAACACTTGGAACTTCTTCTGGTATTCATGCTTGGCACAGTGAATACTACATTCGTCGCCTTCGTGTCGGTAAAAATGAAGCGATATACAATTATTTGTCTATCTACCACCCAGATCTTGTAGAAGACGAGTTCTTTAGACCACATGATACAGCAGTTATCTCTGTTCCACAGAGAGCACCAAACGGCGCCATCACACGAGATGAAACTGCTATGGACATGCTTGAGAGAGTAAAAAAAGTTTCTACAGAGTGGGTAAAAAATGGACATGGGAAGGGTCAAAACACTCACAATGTTTCAGCTACTGTTTCTATCCGCGAGAGCGAGTGGGATACCGTTGGTCAGTGGATGTGGGATAATCGTGCTGTTTATAATGGCTTATCTGTTCTTCCTCATGACGGTGGAACTTATAAGCAAGCTCCATTTGAAGACTGCGATGAAGTAACCTATATCAAGCTTTTAGATACACTAGAGGACATTGATTTATCTAAGGTTATTGAGGTCGAAGACAATACAGACCTTAAAGGCGAACTAGCTTGCGCCGGCGGCGCTTGCGAAATTTCATAAAAAACACTTGACAAGATAATAAAAGTTTATTATTATATACCCATGAAGAAATCACTTATTGGTTTGGTCCTCACACTTGCTCTTGGGTGTGAGATTAGACCTTATCCTTATTCAAGAGTTAATTTCGTTAACCAAGCAGCACAACCAGTTGCTGCTTGCGAATATAATTTTTATCACACTGGTCCAAGAAATTATGAGTATTGCACATCGTATGATGAGTTTGGTGATTGTGACTGTTACGTAGTTTATGATCCAACAGTTATTGATCACGAGTGTTATGTTGAATATTGTTACTACTGGGACACTTGCCAGTGGGAAACCTATGATTACAGTTGCTATTAAGGAGAAAAAATGAGTCAAGCAATTCTACAAGTTGTACAAGAGGACAACACAGAAAACCAAAAATCAAAAGAAGAATATATTGTTAATTATCTTAAATCTATGATTGCTCTTGAAGAAGCGATGGAGCCATATAAAGAGCAAAAGAAAGAACTCCGTACGGAGTTTATTGAGAATGGATGGCTTACCAAAGAAGATATTTGGTCTGCGGTAAAAGCGCTTAGAATGTATCAAAAATCCGCTGATCTAGATGCCGTAAATGAAATGTTCGATATTATCGAGAAGAAGTTTGGACAAAAGGAGGAAGTATGAGTTTAAATCCACGAAATCGTTTTTTACTTTTAGAAGAAGCACCACAACAAACAGAACAGGATGCACCTACTATTCTTTTACCAGAAGATTATAATGTTAAAACAAATCCTTTCGGTGTTTATAAAATTAGTCAAATATCTGCTGATTGCACAAAGGTTAGTCTGGAGGATATCGGTAAATTAGTTGTTGTCGAAGACCATATGGTATCAACGGCGAGTTTAGATCAAGGGCATTTTCTTTTGGTACAAGAGAATCATGTTTTTGGAGTTTTGGGCTAAACTAAAATGATTAACCTATTTAAGTTTATTAACTTTAGCATGTAGATAAAAAGGAGAATAAGGTTTGATAGGATATATAGTTTTAGGCATAATAACATCAAGTAATTTAAGCTACGATTACAATGATTTAATCAATGAAGCATATAATTGTAGAAATGCAAAAGAAAAAATTTTACAGACAGGTATAATAGAAAAGTTAGCAGAAATAGAAGATTTCTATTTTCAAGCGTACAATATTCCAGTAGAGTTACGAGGAATGTTATTAGCAGCTGCATGTGTTGAAAGTGGCTACGATGCTCGTGCCAAAGGTGATTGGAAAATAACTTTTAAAACAAAAAAGCATCCAAGAGCTAAAGGCATATTGCAGTTTTGGCATTGGGCAGAAATAGAATATGGACTCAACCGACTTGACCCAATAGAATCAGCGCATGTTTGGATGATTCATGTTGCCAATACCCGTGATAAAGATCGCTGTAGAGCTTATAAGCTGACAAATAAGCAAAAATGGTTAGGCGCTTGGGCACAAGCTGTTAGAGGACGCCTTACAAAAGAAAACCGTTATCGTTGCTTTCAGCGAACCAAACACTGGAAAAAATTAAGGAAATGGAAGAAAAATATTAAAAACTATGACGAAGGATGTTAATATAACAATTGGTGGAAGCTTAAATGCTCTACAATGGGCTTATCAACATGGGACTAGATTGATAATAAATAAGCCTTCCTTTCCTCCTCCCTATGAGCCCTCAAGCACAAAACTTGCCTGGGGGCTACTTTATTATAAATTAATGATGGATGGTAAAATAATCGGTGGTGATTATGTAAATGCAGTTCGCATTGATAATGATGAGATTATTGTTGCTTGCAAAAACAATATAATAAACAGAACAATTTATGATAAAATTACTCTCTTTGATGATGAAAACGTGATAGGTCTTCCCGATCAGAAAGAAGAGGTTGATCAGTTTACTGTAATAGACACAATGTTGGCTGTGTCTTTTGTTTTTAAAGAGACAGCCTTTACTCTTAAGACCGGCGATGATCTTGTAAGTGAGATTCATATTCATAAAGATTATGTCAATAGTCCAGCAAAGATAGCGGTTGTTTCAAACTTAACCAAAAAACAGCTACACAGTTTTGATTTTTCCGATACAATGGCTAAGTTTAAAGCAGAAACAATTTTAAAAGATGCCGGTTTCACGGGAAACTTCATGAAAAGAGATGAAGTTGTTTTAGAAGTTCAAGAACGAATCATCAAACCTAAAATGAACATTTATGAAGAAGCAGAAAAAATAAAGTTTATCTATGTATGAACCTGCACTAACAATAAAAAACAAAACACACGTGAACCTAGCAGGCATAGTTCCAGTGGCAGGACAACCGCTGGACTTTAACTTTCCTTGGCATGATAGTCTAATGCCTATTGGACACAATTATCTTGCAGTTGAAAAGGCAGTCTTTGATTGTGTGGTCGCAGGTTGTAACACAGTTTGGCTAGTCTGTCCAAAAGATATGCAACCTCTCATCCGATATCGATTAGGCGATTGGGTTGTAGATCCAGTTCGCTACGACAAGGGCGCAACCTTCGGAAAACGACCAAAAGTTTACGAAGTTCCCATTTATTACACACCGATGCATCCAAAAGATACAGGAAGAAGAGACTGCCTTTCTTGGAGCATTATCACAGGCGCTCAATACGCTTGGCATGTAAGCAGGAAGATAAGCCGGTTCGCGCACCCAGACAAATACTTTGTTTCGTTCCCTTATGGAATGTTCTCGCCCTGGTGGTTAAAAGATCATCGACCAGCGATAAGAAACACAAGCACAAACTTTTATGCTCGTTGTGGAGATAAGTGGTTTAAAGACGGCAGTTATTTGCCCTTTACTCTTCTTCCAGAAGATTTCTTGGAAAGTCGAAGATTGTTTAGAAAGAACGAAGTAAAAGGTTATGACGTAGAACTAAACAAACTTCCAGCAGCCGAAAGTTGGACCGGTCGCTATTTTACACACGACTTTGTTTTTAGCGAGGTTAATACAGAAGATGCTGGCGTTTGTGAACTTCCCTGGTATCATGATGTTTCTTCTTGGGAAGGCTTGAGAACTTGGCTGGGTGGAGAGCATAGCCTACCAAGACCAAAAGACTTTTTAATGTCTTACAACGAATGGAATCCACTAGGAGTAGATATTGAAGAAGATACTGAAGATAATTAACGAAGCCTTATATTTTGTAATATTTTATACAGCACTCTTATGCTACTCAGCCGCATACAAATTTCAAAGCCTTTTTAACAGAAAGAGAAACAAGTAACTATTTATTGTTATGAAACTTATACTTGAAAATTGGCGTCAATATTTAAAAGAACAACGAGAAGCTGAACTGGGTGTCTATGTTGAAATGGAAAAGGGCTACACAATAAGTCTTTCTCTTGTTGACCTAAGTGTTATACGACAGCAACTGTCGAGGTCTGATTCAGTTCAAGACTTTGCAGAGAAGCTTAAAAATAGAGAAATGTATGATGCCGCAATAGTAGGGAACATACGAGCACAACATAACCCTATGTTAGCTAAGTCTGGCGTTTCTGGTGGCGAGTGCGGTCCCTCTGATAGCTATTCTGTTATTGGTTCTATTGGAAAAGGATATGGAGAAGAGCTATACAATGCCCTTCTTGGTTTCGCCGCATCGCAGAAAGATTACATATATATCACGCCGGATAGGAATTCTGTTTCCCCAGGCGCCTCGAAAAGATGGAAGAAGGTTGATCGTCAAACAGCAGATGTAACCCCTCCGGAGGGAGAGATATATGGCAGAACATTTGACCCAGTGGGGCAAAAACGAACCGCACCAACTGATGATGATTGTAAAGTTCATGGCGTTGATCACCTAGATAGAGGCTATAGAGATACGAATCAGGTTGCATTTTATAAAAAATTAAAAGATAATTTAGATAACTTCTTTGTTAAGGAAGTAGAACCAATGTTTGACAAACCAGGGTTTTTTGCTAAGTTATTTGGTAATACACCAGAAAACAAAGCCATGAAAATAAAGAAGCAGCTTCTTAAACTAGGAAAAGATAAGTTTTATGATTGGATCTCACCCTCTTACCGTAACCGCGCTGCAAGCAACCAGCCTGCTGGTGCCCAAAACCCAGACCCACCTTTCGAGTAGTCGGTCTTGTTATATTGACAACAGCAAATATTCTTGCTTTCTTCGGATAACAAAAGACAAACCACAGTTTTCTGTAAAATGGGGAAACAAAATCTTTGTAAGAGAAGCTGATAAGCCTTTTTCCATTGAGCATCCACTGTTAAGTAAGTACACGTTCAAAATTACGAATGTTCGACCTAAGCCAAAACCAATATCTATTTTTGAGTGGCTCAAAACACGTTAGGTTTTCTCTTGACTTTAAACACAAACTATATTAGTATTAGCAAAAATAACTTGGAGAATAAATGTCTGAAAGAACACAAAGCAGTATTCCGTTTGTAGGTCTTCACGCTCATAGCGGAACAGGTAGCCCATTTGACGGACTAGGCTATCCTGGCGAGCATATGGACTTCGCCTACCAGAATGGTAATGATGCCCTTGCTCTTACCGATCACGGCAATATGAACGGCTTTGCTTATCAAGTCCAACACGCTCAAAAAATGATGAAAGAAGGCAAAGAATTCAAGCCTATCTTTGGCGTAGAGGCTTACTTCCTGCCTAGCATCGAAGAGTGGCGACAAGAGTTAGAGCGCGTCAAAGAAGATAAGAAAGCAAAGAAGTCCATTGACAAGTCTACCTCTGGAACAACTGTTGAAGACGAAGGTAATAAACGAGAAGTTAAAAATCTTCTCAATCGCCGGCGCCATCTTATCCTATTAGCGCAGAACCAGAAAGGTCTAAACAATATCTTTTCTTTGGTGTCAAAGTCATACAGAGAAGAAAACTTCTATCGCTTCCCACGTATTGACTATGCCATGCTAAAAGAACACAACGAAGGTGTAATCGCTGCATCGGCTTGTCTTGGCGGTGTATATGCTGGAAACTTCTGGGAGAACAAAGAAGATGGCGAGGAAGCTGTGCTCAATGCTATGCGCGAGACAACCAGGAACATGGTTAATATCTTCGGTGATCGTTGGTATGGCGAACTTCAATGGAACAATGTACCAGAACAACATCAATTAAACCGTCTAATCGTAAAAGTTTGTGCTGAATTTGGCGTCGAATTGATTTCCACGGCTGATAGTCACTATCCAAGTAGAACGGCTTGGAAAGATCGAGAACTTTACAAAAGACTAGGCTGGTTAAGTAGAGGTATGCCCAAGTGGGCAACAAACACAGAACTCCCCGAGGGCGTTGAGGAAATTGGTTACGAATTATTTCCAAAGAACGGCGATCAAATGTGGGAGGCTTATAAAGAATATTCTGAAAAAGCAGGAGTAAAGTATGATGATAATCTTATCCGTGAATCTATTGAAAGAACGCATCAAATCGCGCATAGCCGCATTGAAAAGTTTATGCCCGACAATACCGTTAGGCTTCCAAACTTCGTTGTCCCCGCTGGGCAGACTCCCGATAGAGCCCTTGTCGCTGCTTGTGTGGATGGGCTTAGAGGGCTTGGCTTAACTAACAAGCCAGAATATGTTGAAAGACTGAAAGAAGAGATGAATGTAATCAGCGAGCGAGGCTTTAGCAAATATTTCTTAACTATGAAGTCTATCGCTGACAAAGCAACAGAAGTTCAGCTTACAGGTGCTGGTCGAGGCTCTGCAGCCGGTTCGCTAGTTGCGTATGCTCTTGGCATTACACAGGTCGATCCTATCAAGTATAATCTTCTATTTTCTCGTTTTATGACGAAAGATTCAAAAGATTATCCTGATATCGATTATGATGTTTCCAATCCAATGGAACTCAAAGAAATGTTGATCGATGAGTGGGGTGGTAATACTGTTGTACCTATTTCCAACTTCAACAAGTTACAGCTGCGCTCTTTGATTAAAGACATTGCAAAGTTCTATGAAGTACCGTTTACAGAAGCTAACGCTGTGACTTCTAAGATGCTGGCTGAAGCAACGCCGATTGCAAAAAAGAAGCATGGCATTAAGGCTGGCATATATGCGCCTACATTTGAAGAGGTGATGGAATATTCCGACTCGCTCAAAGCATTTCTCCGAAAGTATCCAAAGATTAAAACACACGTTGAGGCTTTGGTCGGTGAGGTGCGCTCAGTGTCCCGTCACGCTGGTGGTGTTGTTATTGGCGAAGAGTTGGATAAGTACATGCCGCTTATTAACTCTGGTGGCGTGACACAGACTCCTTGGTCCGAAGGACAACACGTTCGGCAGTTGGAGCCAATGGGTTTCATTAAGTTTGATATTCTTGGTCTTTCTACGCTAAAAATGATTGAGGGCGCTGTCTATCATATTTTGAAAAAGCAAGGAAATCCAGACCCTACTTTCGAGGATATTAAAAAGTTTTATGATGAAAACTTACATCCTGATAGTATTAATCTAAAAGACAAGAAGGTTTATGAGAATATCTTTTGGAAAGGTAAGTGGGCAGGCATCTTTCAGTTCGCAGAGAAAGGCGCCCAGAACTTTTGTAAAAGAACAAAGCCAAAGAATATTATTGATATCGCTTCTATCACTTCTATCTATCGTCCTGGTCCGCTCTCCGCGAACGTTCACGAAGATTTTGTAGAGGCAAAAGAAAATCCAAGAGGCATTCGTTACGGTCATGATATTGTAAAAGAAGTCACAAAAGAAACTTATGGCTTTCTTATTTTCCAAGAGCAAATCGCTTTGCTGGCTCACAGGCTGGGCAAAAACTTGTCTCTGGATGAAGGTAACAAACTCCGTAAGCTGTTGACTAAAAAGGGCACTGGAGCAGCTGCCGAACAAAAAAATAAAATAAAACTTAAGTTTATTCAAGGATGTATCGATAAAGGTTTAAAGGAACAATGGGCAGAAAAAATGTGGGCGAAGTTCGAATACTTCTCCGGCTATGGTTTCAATAAGTCTCATGCCGTTTCGTATTCCATTATATCTTTTCAATGTGCTTGGCTATTTAATTATTATCCTGATTGTTGGATGGCAGCTTTCTTGGATAAAGAACCAGAGAGCAGAAAAGAAAAAGCAATCAATATAGCAAAGAAGTTTGGGTTTAAGTTAGAGCCTGTTAATATCAATAGGTCCAGTTCTGTCTGGGATATTGGCGAAGACCAAAGAACACTTATCCAGCCCTTAACTTCGATAAAAGGATTAGGAGACAAAGCAATTGAACAAATCATCGAACATAGACCATTTAACTCTGTTGAAGAACTTCTCTTTAGCAAAGAGATTGTCTATTCTAAACTCAATAAGAAAGCATTGGATGTCCTCATCAAAGCAGAAGCAGTAGATGAGTTGATAGACGACAGGTTTAAAAATCAAAAGCACTTCTGGTTGTCTGTTGCAGATAATAGACCAAAGACCAAAAAGAAATTGTCTGAGAATATAGAAGAGTTCAAAGACACAGAGGACTTCACCAGAGATGAATACATCGAAACAAAAACTAATATTACCGGCATGTTCCCCTTGACATTGGTTGTGTCAGATGATATAGTACAAAGGTTAAGTTATTACAAAGTTCCAACCATATCTGAGTGGGATCATGATCTTGGTGTCGCTTGGTTTATTCCAAGAGAGGTCATCAAAAAGAAAACAGTAAAAGGTCGTCCTTATTATATTGTCAAAACAATAGATAATAATAGTGTAATGACTGATATTAGGTGTTGGGGCGTGAACCCTGATAAGGATAAATTATTTATTAATCGACCCTATATGGCGAAACTTAACTTTGATGAACAGTGGGGCTTCTCCTCAAGAGGCGCTCTTAAAGATTGGAAATTATTAGGATAAGGAGAAAAAATGAATCTTAAAGTATTTAGGCTACGACATAATGCAAAATTACCTAAACGAGCACACGATGGAGACGCAGGAATGGATTTTTATTTCTGTCGAAAAGAATCAGGTGTTGGGAAGAAGCCCGTATATCCCGGTGAAACTGCATTGTTCCCGACCGGTATCAAAGTGGAAATTCCAAAAGGCTACATGCTAGAAATAAAAAATAAATCAAGCGTAGCGGCAAAAAAACAATTATTAGTTGGCGCTTGTGTTGTTGATTGTGGATATGACGGAGAGATTTTTATTAATCTTCACAACGTGGGCAAACAAACACATTGGTTTAGTGATGGTGATAAAGTAGCTCAAGGTGTTTTAATTCCTATAAATCTCTGCGAAATTGTAGAGGTTTCTGACCCTAGCGAACTAAATAAAGATAGCACCAGAGGTGAAGGTGCTTTAGGAAGCACAGGGAGTAGATAGCATGAAACAAATACTGAATGAGTGGAAAAGATTTTTAAAAGAGTCTTCATTGTCGAGACTTTATAGGCATATGCAAGACCACGAAAGTGCCGCTCTTTCAGCTTTTAGAAATGAGTTTACAAAGGCAGAAAACTTAGAAAGAAACAGAAAACTAAAAGCAGAGCTTCTTGGTAGAGGCTACGGTGTTACTCGTATACTAGGTTCTTACATTGAGAACTTTGAAACACCAAAAGCTGTTGAAGTTGCAGAAGAGAGTTTCTTTGTCTCCAATAGAAAAGATGACCCAGACTTTGCACTTGAGATAGCAAGACTTGGTGAAGACTTTGATCAAGATTCAGTTCTTGTTGTTGAAAAAGGCGCTCAAGAAGCTTATCTTCTCGGGACTTCACCAGAGGGTGAGTTCCCACAGTATGGTAAAAAGGAAAGTGTAGGTGCCTTAAAAATGGGGGACGAAGCAGAGTTTATGTCTCGCGTTGGAGGGCGCCCATACACTTTCAGTCCTAAAGAAATGAATGAAGAGCTAGAAGTTTTCGAAAACCTTTCTAGAAATGCTAAGATGGCAGTCAAAAGCATGATGTCGCGCAGAAAGGAAACAAAATGAAAAAACTTTTAGAAAACTTTAGGAATTACTTGACAGAGGCACCATTTAGCGACTATAATAAGGGAGGTAAAGTGGTTTTATATCACTACGCCGATCCTTATAGTTTACAAAAAAGATACGGAACAAGAGATCCAGAAAAATTTACGCTGGATACATCTAACTTTGGCAAATCTTATTTCTCAAGAAGAGAAATGGAAGCCAGTTCCGTGCCAAGAGTTTTCTTTTACGTAAATTTAGATGATGTAGAAAAAATAGTTGTCGGCGGCAGAACGCTTTACAGCACAGAAGTTCCCGCTAGTGAAATTTACGATTTAAAAACAGACCCAGAGGGCTACATCAAAAAAATTAAACACCCAGATTATGGACTAAGAAAAGGTGTTGAATATAATGAACTTTTAGAATTCATAAGAGATGAAACTCCCTATAAGGGTATCTTTTATGGAAGATCATTTGATGTGGTTTCCTGGTTAGAACCAATAGAAGTTTATAAAACAGCGACGGAGGAATAATGAAGATTGGAGATTTGGTTTGGAATAGCTATCATGGTGTGCTGCGCTTCGGAACAATTAAAACAAAGAGAATTGATGACAACGGCTGGGCATTTTATAAAGTCGACTGGCACGCTGATAAAACCTACGAAGAGGCTATGGACCTTCGGCTAAAACTAACACACAAAAATTATAAGTTAGAGGAATATAGAAAAGATCAGATTGGTTTAGTAGACCCAACTTTTTTGTCTCAAGTTATAAAGGAATATCAACATGAGTCTTGAAAGGAAATTACGACGTAAGCAAGCCAAAAAAGGAAAGAAGAGAGCAGAAAAAGAGTTGGCAACAAAAGTTGCACTTTTTGGGCATTTACCAAATAAATGCTTGACTTGTGAGACACCTTTTGATAAACTAGATCGCGAACAAGTAATGAGTTGGAATGTTGTCGTAAGACAAAAAGAAGAAAAAGTCAACCTTTACTGCCCCCAGTGCTGGGACAACGCACAACAAACAATAAAAAAATATATGGAGGATAAAGATGCAGTTTTACCCACAACGTAAAAAGGGCTTCATCTTTAATGAAGATGTTGCTGATCAACTAGGTGTATTAGAAGAATATCAAATGTATCAGGATGATTATGATTATGATCCGCTACTTGAGGTATTCAATGAAAAATTTGGTGTTGAGCCTGAATATCCAAAACATTTTAAATGGGAAAAAGGTGGATATGTTCAAGGTCTTCAAGGTTTTGATTGGGATACTGAATATCTTCTTTTTGACGCTTATATTGAGCAACATTATCCTAGTGAGTGGGATAAGTTTACTGATAGTTTAGAAGATATGGATATTGAGGTTATTGAAGGTTCTTGGTCGGAGTTAGGATGAACGAAGATAAAGTTAATCGCCCAAACCATTACAATATAAACTGGAAAGGCGAACAAGCCATAGAAACCTATCACTATATCCGTTCTTGGAAAATGGATTATCCTGAGTCAAATATCATAAAGTATGTGACGCGTCATCCTTACAAGGGCAAATCCTTGGAAGATTTAAAGAAAGCACGTTGGTACCTCGACAAACTTATTGAAGAGGTAGAGGCAAGGGAAGGAAGTTGCGAATGAAAGAAGCACTAACTTATGATGATGTACTTTTAGTACCACAGTATTCAGATGTCAAAAGCAGGAAAGAAGTTCATTTAACCTCTGCGTTGGATGAAAGTATACTTTTAAAACTTCCGATTATCTCCTCTCCTATGGACACGGTTACAGAGTCAGAAATGGCTTTTACTATGGACAGGGTTGGTGGCTTAGGTGTTATCCACCGTTACAACTCGATAGAAGAACAAGCGGGTTTAGTCGCTGAAGTTGTAAATGCAGGCGCACAAAACGTTGGAGCAGCTATTGGAGTTAGCGGCGATTATTTTGAGAGAGCGCAAACACTAGTTGAGAATGGCGTAAGTATTCTTTGTGTTGATGTCGCTCATGGACACCACATCTTAATGAGAGATGCTCTCGGTGTACTTAAAAAATCATTTGGCGAGTCTGTTCATATTATGGCTGGAAATGTCGCGACCCTGGAGGGAATAAATGATTTAGCTCAGTGGGGCGCGAATTCTGTGCGCTGTAACATAGGTGGCGGATCTATTTGTTCTACGAGGATACAAACAGGACACGGCTTGCCTGGACTACAAACTATTTTTGATTGCGCTCAAACTGAGCATGATGTCGCCATTATCGCAGATGGTGGTATTAGAACAGCTGGTGATATTGTAAAAGCGTTAGCCGCTGGTGCCGATTTTGTTATGTTGGGTTCACTTTTAGCAGGAACAGATCAAACACCAGGAGACATTACGACGACACCAGAGGGTCTTAAAAAGCGTTATCGTGGAATGGCATCTAAAGATGCTCAAATAGAATGGCGAGGCAGCTATGGGTCTAACGAAGGCGTAAGTACTTTTATTAGATACAAAGGTTCAGCCGTAGATATTTTAGAAGATCTTCGCGGTGGCATGTTGTCTGGTTTGTCATATTCAGGATGTAGAACCATCACAGAGCTACAAGCAAAAGCTCAATGGACAAGACAAACAACCGCCGGATTGTCTGAAAGCAAAACTCATATTTTTGGCAAATGAGAAAAAGAAAAGCAAAACCTGAAGAAGCGAAAACTATCACTATTAATAGTTTGGAAACATTAGACACTAACTTAAGAATAAAACTAAAGTTCGATGACATTACAAAGTTTTGGTTTTTTAATGAATACATTAAAGGTTATCTTTTAGATGATCCGCTTCTTCAACCTTTCATAGAAAAAATAAAAGAAAGTAGTATGATGGCAAGAAAGCACAAGCTAAAGAAAAATCGTCAACTACTTGAAAAAGAAAAAGAAATAAAAAATAAATTTGGTCTTGATGCCAATGACATAGAAGATATATTTGACTTAATTGAAAGCGAGGAATAATATGAAAGAATGTGCAAAAGAAGCTATGGAGACTGACTGTATATGTGATAAACAGCATTGTAGATTATGGTTAAACTATAAAAAAGATTTAAATTGCACAGCCATTTCTATAAAAAAACACGGTAGATTAGGTCTTAAAGAAGTTGGCGAAAGACTAGGTATATCATATGTCCGTGTTTCTCAAATAGAAAAAGAAGCATTTAACAAATTAAAAAAGAAAAATTTTGAGTTAGAAGATACTATTTATAACACATAACCTAAACCAAAAGATGCCTAGCATCTAAAAAGGAGATTAAATATGTCTGACAAAAAGACTTTACTTGAAGAAGGAACCGTTCGTCGTTTCATGAAACTTGCAAACATGGAAACGATTGGTGATGGCTTTGTCAACGAAATGTATGGCAAAATGATGAAAGACGATGAAGAGCGCAAAGATGACGACATGAAAGATGACGACATGCGTGAAGGTCGCGGTATGCGCATGAAAGACGATGAGGAACGCAAGGATGATGATATGCGTGAAGGTCGTGGAATGCGTATGAAGGATGACGAAGAGCGCAAGGACGATGACATGCGTGAAGGTCGTGGAATGCGTATGAAAGACGACGAAGAGCGTAAAGATGATGACATGCGCGAGGAGCTTGAGATTGACGAAGAAATGCATGGCGATATGAAAGATGATCCAATGCAAGATGACATGGAGATGGATTTAGATGTCAAAGACGAAGAAGGCGAAGAAGAAATGGATATGGACGCCGGTGATATGGGCGAACTCACTCTCACTGACGAAGAAGCTGAAGTATTCCTTAAAGTAGCAGACAAAGTTCGCGCCGCTATGGAGATGGAGGCTCCTGAAGAGCTACCAGCACCCGACATGGGTGATGAAGCTGATATGAGCCCAGACATGGACATGGAGATGGACGCGGAAGAAGAGATGGAAGAGCCAATGATGGAGGATATGGTTAATGAAGTAGCCCGTCGTGTAGCTCGCCGTCTTAATGGACTAAAAAAGTCCAAGTAAAAAAATATAGTACGTATTTAATCGAGGTTTTTAATGCAAGAACTCTTTTGGTTTTTCTTGGGTGGATTTGTCTATCTGGTGATGGACAAATCCATCTCTTTTTATAAGAAAGTGAAATTTTTAAATGATGTTAAAATACTTTCTTTTCAACTTATTGGTTATGCCTATCAACAGTGGGTGACAATAACTGCCGCCAAATACATTTATCTACATGCAAATGAACACGACAAAGAACACATTAAAATACTGAAAAATTTAGATGAAGCTGAGTTGTTAGAGTGGAAAAAAGAAGCAGTTAAAGGTCTTAATGAGTCTGTTCCCCCTCATTATCGCTCTGCTCTCAAAATAGATGGATGGGAATCAGTTATTAGTACTCTAGAGAAACACTATGTTGATGTTCTGGAGGGCGATTACAGTATTGAAAAGGAGGGTGATTTAAATGTTGAAGACAAAAAATAATAAAGATGGCGAAGAAGGAAAAGACGTAATAAGCCTTGCAGATCTTCAAATGGCTGCAGCAGCAAACACTCCTGAGCCCTTACGTACTATTGGTCTTTTTGGTGACTTAGATGAAGAAAAGGTTGAAGATGTTTGCTCAGGTCTTCTTTATCTTAAGCACACGGCTCTTGTGAACACAGAGTTTCCATTAGGAATGCCTGAATTAAAAGAGGGCGAGGAGCCACCAAAGCCAGAGCCAAAACCCATTACATTTTATGTTTCTACATGGGGTGGCGATGCTCTTGGGATGTTCGGTATATATGATTTAATGCGAACCGTTCGCGAGGAATGTCCGATTATAACTTATGGCTTAGGTAAAGTTATGTCCGCTGGCGTGTTGTTACTCGCAGCAGGCACAAAAGGTCAACGTAAGATTGGCAAGCACTGTAGAGTTATGATGCATTCTGTCCGTGGGGGTCACGTTGGAACAATACATTCCTTAGAGAATGAAATGGAAGAAACTCGTTGGATTCAAAAACAGCATATCCAAGCAATGGTTGAGGAAACAAATTTGACCGAAAGGCAATTAAAGAAAATGCTGAATAAAAATTTAGACGTTTATTTAACAGCAGAAGACGCAGTGAAATATGGTATTGCTGATATCATTGTATAGGAGACTACTTATTTTATGTCCGATCTTGATACCCTCGTAGAAAACTACTTTGCTCCAAAGAAAAAAACCTTGACAAAGCAAATATTATATGAGATATTTGATGAGATCATGAGAGAACAAGAAATAAAAATCATTAGCGGTCAACAAAGTGAAAGAAATTTGGTTGAGAATGTCAACAAATATGTTTCAAGTTCTGGCGGCTCCGTATCTTTAAATGTAGGCGAGCTTGGCTCGTTTAATGTTACAGGTGCCGCACAACAAGGTGGTGGGAATCCAGAGCCGAAAGCTGACTTAGTTCTATATACTGACAGCCCACAGAAACCAGAAATCGGCTTAAGCATGAAAAAAGAAAATTTCGCTTTCTTAGAAAACTGGATGGACAGAAAAAAGTTAATGTTAAGACTTACTCAGGTTGGCTTGGAAGATAGCGAAGCGATCATTATAATTGATGAAATTATTTCTGACTTGAAAATGCTAACTGATAGAGTGAAAGAAACTATAAGCGCAGAGAAACAAGAATTTATTAAAATAGCAAAGTCGGTAGATCCTGAATATACTTTTCCAGACTTTATAACTCCGGAGATTCTTAGGGCTTTGGAAAATAGCGAAGGGTTTTCTAGAAAAGGAAAATTTAAAAATAATTTTAAAATTCCAAATTATTATGCAAATCTATCAGATATTCTTGAGGGACAAAAATATTTTGACATGCTTAATTTAATTATAGGCGGGGGAGAAGAAAACCCTAAAAAAGCAGACGGTGTACTTATATCAAATGTTCCAACACAGGTTTCCTTGCAAGAATTACAAAACATACTAAATAAAACTATTTCTATAGAGTCTGCAGTACGTTCTTACGCAGACGATGAAAAAATCAACATTAGATTTAGACTTAGACCTATAACCAAAGTGCGTACAACGTATTCTAGAACAAATCGTGGTAAATATAAAGTTGGGCAAAGACTGTTTGAAGACCCTGAGTTGGGTGTTTCATGGACAGTTAGTGTAACGAAATAGAGGAATAAGTGCTCGTACGAGAACGCTTTAAAAATTATTCAAAAGACCATTGCTGGCAATATGAGATTCGTTTACAAAACCTAGAAGACGACCTCAAAGCTATCGGTTTATCTAAAGACGAAATGGAAAAACTATCCATTGGCGACTTTTGTTTCAGTTATGTAGGCAAAGAAGATAAGAAACAATGCGAAGAGATAAAACACTTTATAAAAAAACACGAGTGGCTTGGGAACATTCCAAACCGACCAACTCATCGCTTTACTGCGAGATTAAAACAAAACTCCGCTCTCGCTGGTGTAGTAATAATGGCGATACCAAATACATTCGGCAATCTTTTAGGTAAAGATAAAGATAAAAACAATTTAGAAAAACTCGTCGCCCGCGGAGCTAGCATAAGCTGGGCTCCGAAAAACCTGGGTTCTTGGCTGGTTTCAAAGTCAGTAAAATGGATGGTACAAAATACAGACTTCCGTATCTTTACAGCCTATTCGGACCCAGAAGCAAAAGAACTTGGAACCATTTACCAAGCAATGAACTGGATTTACTTAGGTCAAACAAGCGGTACCGCAAAACAATACCTTGATCCAGCCAAACCAGATAAAGGTTGGTTTAGTAGTAGAGATTTTCGGAAGAGATCAAAATATAATATGTATATCAAAAGGTGTGGCATAGATAAAAAGATGTGGGAAAGCTGGATGAAAAAGTGGTCGCCCAATTGGGAATTAGTGCCCCCTATAGCCAAGGAGATGGTAAAACAAGAAGAGAAAAAGTATCGTTCTTCTTGCATCAGCAGAACCGTTCCACCAAAACACAAGTATTGTTACATTCTTGGACGGTCCAAAAAAGAAACAAAGCAGCTTAAAAAGTTGTTTGTCGAGAATAACCCAAACAAAATAAACTTGCCTTATCCTAAAAAAAGAGGCGAATAGCACTTGACAAAATGCAATAAACTGTTATAATAACTCACAGAGGTGTTTTTATGAAAAAATTTAGTAACTCAGAGAATCTACGAACTCAGGTCGAAAGAGGTATAGAAACCATTGCAACCAACGTTGCCTCCACTCTTGGACCAAAGGGTCGTACAGTAATCCTACATCAAAAAGACAAGATGCCCATCGCGACAAAAGATGGTGTAACTGTTGCAAAGTTTATTGATTTACAGAATCCGTTTGAAAATGCTGGTGCTCAAATTGTAAAGCAAGCAGCAGAAAAAACAAATCAAGAAGCTGGAGATGGCACGACAACCACAACCGTTTTAACTTACGCGATGTATCGCGAGGCACAAAAGTATTTAGCTTCCGGCGCAGCTCCAGTGGAACTTAAAAGGGGTATGGACCAGGCAGTTAAATATTTAGTGCGTCAAATAAAAGATGAGGCAACCTCAATTAAATCTGTAGACGATATCGAATCTATTGCAACAATATCGGCAAATGGCGACAAAGTTATTGGACGCCTCATTGCTAAAGCGGTTGACTTGGCTGGTAAAGACGGCTCAGTCACTATCGAGGAAGCACGCTCAGTTGATACAAGTCTAGACCTTGTTGAAGGTTTTCGTTTTAATTCTGGTTACTTAGCTACTGCATTTATCAACGATGAAAAGCGCGGTGTTGTAACTTACGATGAACCCATTATTCTTGTAACAGATGAAAAGATTGAATCAGTAGAACCACTTTTACCGGCACTTGAAATCGCAGCACGAGAAGGTCGTCCTTTTGTTGTTGTAGCAGAAGATATCGAAGGTCAAGCCCTCGCTGCTCTCATTATGAACGCTATGCGTGGAACTATGCGAGTGTGCGGCATTAAAGCACCACGTTACGGTGAGGAACGAAGAAATGTGCTGAAAGATCTTGCGCTCTCAGTTGGTGCGACTTTTGTTTCAAGACAGATGGGTAAAAAGCTAAAAGAAGTGAAACTTACAGACTTTGGCAAAGCAAAGCGTCTTGAGGTTGGAAAAAACTGGACTACCATTCTTGGAGGTAAGGGGGGTATCGATGTGATCGAGGATCAAATTGAAAAACTAAAAGCCATTATGCAAGATACGGAAAGCCTACATGAGTGCAATAAGATTCAAGAACGAATCACCCGCCTTGCTGCAGGCATATCAGTGATTAGAGTCGGCGCCGCCACTGAAATCGAAATGATTGAAAAAAGGCATAGAATTGAAGATGCCCTAGAAGCAGTTAAGTCAGCCCAGGCAGAGGGCGTCTTACCCGGTGGAGGCTCGTTCTTGGTTCAAAACTCATCTAAAATGGTAGAGTTTTTGGAAGGCAAGGTAGAGAATGAGACACAAATGTTGGGAGTTAAAATAGTTCAAGGGGCATGTAGAGAACCACTGCGACAAATGTGTCTTAATGCTGGCGAGTCGCCGGATATTATCGTATACGATGTTGAGAAACAAGAAAAAAACTTTGGTTATGATTTTGGTGAACATAAAATAGTAAACCTTGTAGAACGAGGGGTTATAGACCCAGCCAGAGTCACACGTTGTGCTTTACAGAATTCTGTGTCTGTTGCAGGCACTCTTATCACTTCAAATTTTGCGATTGTTGAAGTTTGATACTACTTATAAAGTGAGCACGGGAGGGCTTATGAAATGGGTGACGAGACAGCTAGCACAAAAAATGCAGTTGCTTGGGCAGAGATAAACGGAAAGTTTGATCGCATGCTACAATCTATTGATACAGTCAAAGACAAGCAAGAAGAAATGGCTGATGATATCACCAAGATTAAAGAAGCTGTTTATAATCCCGACTCTGGATTGTATGCTCGATTACGCGAGCTAGAAAGCTGGAAAGAGACAAGCACAAGGATTATTTGGATGGTCGTAAGTGCCGTCGTAGCTCTTTCTGTCGCAACCATTTACAAAAGTCTACTTTAATACTTGACAAAATACAAAAAATACAATACCATTACCTTAAGGAGTTTATATGAAAGTAAACATTCGTTACACTGTTGACTTAGAAGAAGTTTTAGATGAGATGTCTGAACTCTATTATAAGTCAGCTGATAAACTGGAAAGACACGTAGAAATTTATGATAGTTTTTTAGAAAATGGCTTTAGTGAAACACAAGTAGAGCAAGTTATTAACGCGCTAGAACACAAACTAAATTGCTACAGTGATCATCAAACTAAAATAGCTGAAGTGTTAAACATTCTTCAAGGATACAAAAATATTAAAGACGGAAACCTTCAGCCACCCGCACCTCAACAACAAGCAGACGAAGATGAATAACTTGTCACCTGGTGATCTGGTTTGGATTCCAGCCAACACGCTAATAGAGTATCAGGCTTTCGCTATGGGCAGAACTAAGGTTCCTACTTATGGCTTGGTGATAGAATCGCAAAATGATTTGTGGGATGGTCACGCAACCATCTTACGTCATGATGAAAAAGTATCGATAAACAAAAAAGACTTACGAAAAATAGATCCCGTGGAGGAAAAAACAAATGGTTCAGTTAGTAGAAGTTATCAAGAACACAAGAAACTATGAGTTAAGAGAAGTTTTTGTAAACCCCCGGCATGTTGTGATGCTACGAGAAGATCACGCTACTCGCGCAGCAATAAATGAAGGCAAGGTGATTGAAGGTATAGACCCTAGACAACAATATACAAGAGTCACAGTAGATAATGGCACAACAGGCTCACAGTTTGTTGTTGTTGGCTCGCCTGGAATTGTAGAATCAAAACTTAAATCAGGGAGGCAATTGCTCAATGGATAAACATTACACAATATACATTAAAACAGACTGCCCTTTCTGCGTTCAAGCAAGAGACGAACTGTTCCGTCAAAAGGTAAGCCACACTGTTCATGTTATGGATGATAAGCCAGAGGGTTTACAAAAGATGAAAGAGTTCTTTGAATACAAGACTGTCCCAATGGTCTTTGTCCAACAAGGTGAACACGAAAGATTTATCGGTGGCTACACTGATCTCAAAGAATACTTTGACAAGTAAAGACTATTTATATCACGGAGAATAGTCTTTATGCGAATGAAACTGCTACTCGAAAACTTTAAAAGGTTTTCAACCCTCACCGAAGATCAACTTATTATAGAAGGTCGTATTGACGACGCAAGAAAAAAGTATCCATTTCTCGCCAAGCGAAGCGCAGAACCCGTAGGTGAAAAAACTTTACTTGATCTGCTTATTGACGCAGACCCATCTGGAAATCAAAAGTATCTTATGAGCGCTGCCAGACTTACAGTTGATTTGTTGGATGATTTAGGGTATATGGAGGATGGAGGCGACCGCCGCATACCTGCTGTGGTTCAAAACTTTGCCGAGTTGATACAAAGGTATCATAAACTAATGCCTTTTATTCGCGATCAAGACGCAAAGTTTAAAGACATAAACGCAATAAAAGCATATCACGAACTTCGAAGTGTCATAGACAGAGCAGCACAAAAGAAAGCAGATAGAGAAGCGGAAAAGGCAAGAGAGGCTGCTGAAAAGCAAGAAGCAGTAAAGGGCACCGAGTTTGTAGCAGACACACCTTTTCACAAAGTCGTTCGTCCTCTAACAAAAGAAGGCTCATGTTACTTTGGACGTGAAACAAGATGGTGTATCTCCGCAACACAATCCAGAAACTACTTTGATCAATATACATCAGACGGTAAAGCATTCTTTTTCTTGCTAGCAAAGAATAAAAACATAGACCCTGCTTATAAAAAGATCGCCGTTGTAATAGACAGCAACGGAGATTTTGAAGAATACTTTGACGCAGTAGATGATATTATGACCCCACAGGTGTTTAAAGATGCTATACGTCAAACAATCCTTGGATTAGACCTTAGCGAAGAAATCATATCCTTTGAGGTTGACGATCCTTATGATCGCGATAAGATAATGAAAGCAGCAGAAATACTTAATGTTACAGAATATATCGATGAAGATGAGATTGCTATCATAAACGCTGTAGAGCTAATAAACGATGAAGTTGGACTGTATATTCAAACTCTAGAAACAGCAGCAGGAGAAAGCGTTGCCCAAACTCCCGCAGGCACACCAATTGAAGCTTTTGAACAAAAACTTGATGAGGAATATCTGTTCAATCACTTCCAAGTTACTTTATATCCCCCAGATGAAACTGGTTTAGAATATGTTTATTGGGAAGCCTATGCTCGTGTAGATGCTGAGATAGTAGTCGAAAATAATCCAAACTGGTATTGGAAGCCAGAGGTGAAAGATGACCCAGATGATTATGAAGATGAAATCCAAGCTGCCATTGGTAATGCTCTTTATGATGCCGGTATATATCCAGATGATGGTGAACCAGATTACCAAGATCCGATGGAGTATTCATTCAGGATTAGTGGTCGCTACTCAAGCCGAGGGTTAGAGGGCTTTGAATCCTGGTTAGATGAATTAGCAGATGACGATAAAAGCCTAACAGAATCTTTTCCAGACGCTCTTATAGAAAAACTTGAAGATGAAGAACTCATCACAAATCCAGAACTAGAAGAGAAAGAAGCAGAGGCAAAGTTTAGAGCAAGTAAAGACGCGGAGTACTTTGCTTCGCAAGA